TTGGCTCAGCCCGCGGTTCAGCCGCGCCTGCTTGACCGCGGACAATGTCTGCGCCTGGCTGAGGCTGAGCGTACGCGCGAGCAACTGGCGCACCTGCAGCCCGACCGTGGTCGTCGGCCCGATGACATCAGTCTCGAGACGGTCATACGAGGGCACGGCCTCGAGGTCGCTGTAGAGCAGCGTCTCGAGCGTCTGGTACTGCTTGGCCGGCAGCTGCTGCAGGTACGCGACCACGTCTGGCCTAGCTGAAGGTCACCCGGGCGGTGAACTGGATCGAGTCGCCCGAGTTCAGCGCCTGGCTGAGCCCATCGAAGATGGCGTACAGGACTCCGCCAGATGGCGGTGAGCCAGAGCCGGCCGCGTCGAAAATGCCGACATTGGTGATCGTGCGCCCCGCGGTGGCGGTGATGGTGCCGACCACCTGGTGGGTGTCGTTGGTTACCGTTACGGTCGCCTGCGTACTGGTCCCGTTGGCGCGCGCCTCGGGCGCCGGCGTGCTGAGGTCGGTGCTGGCCGCGGCACCGGCACCCGCGCCGGTACCCCAGCCGATAAAGTGCGGCTCGGTCTGCGCGGGCGTCGCGCCGATCATGCGCCCGCTCAGGATGGCTTTGCCGACGGTGGGGACGAGTGACGCCACTGGTCGTAGTACTCCTTGATTCTCTGGGGAAGACTGTGGTGGTCGAAGCTGCTCACTTCGCCGAGCTCCTCGACCTCACGCGCGGGACAGTCCAGGTCGCACGCCGTGTGCTGCGGGCAGGCGCGGATGAGCCTGGCGCTGAGACTGCCATGCGTCGGCTGCAGCGACTCGGTCATCTCAGTTGCCGTACTTCAGGTCTTCGAGCGCGTCCAGGCTCAGCAGGCGCACCAGGTCGTCTGGGATAGTGAGTTTGACCACCGTGCCGTTGTCGAGTTTGCAGGTGACGATGATCTGGCCGGTGTGCACCCAGAGCCCGTTGGTGTGCGTCGCCAGCAGGTTCGTCGGCTGTGTCGCCGCCGGCTGCGTCATACGTCGAGCACCTGTTTGCCCTTCTTTTTGATGACGATCGACGGACGGTCCGCCGCGCCCGTCGCCACCGCGCGATCGCGCGCCAGCACCGCGTCTTCGATAGCGCGGTACGCCCGGACGTACTCGGCTTCGTCGCCAATGCCCAGCTCGTGCATCGCCTGCGCCCGCGGCATGTTGAGGAAGCGCTCGCCGTCGACGACGTCGGGGTCGCCGCGCTCGAGCGGGTCCAGGCAATAGCCGTCCCTGGAGACGCGGCGGATGGTGTCGGCAATGAGCAGCGCGTACGCGCGCTTGACCTCCTCCTCGGTCTGGCAGTACCGCCGCGCGCCCGAGATGAGCTCGATGCGGTAGTAGCCAGGGCCGAAGGTGCAGCCGGGTCGGTGGTCCATCGCTCAGGTTGGCGTCACGGTCGCGTCGGCGCTCACCGCGTTCAGGCCGGTGCCCTGACTGGCCACGCGATAGTGGATCAAGACGGCACTGGTCAACCCGCTCAGGACGACGCTATGGGCGGTGACCCACGCCGCCGCATACGCGGTATTGCCATACGCGGTCGTCGTGCCGTACTCGACCAGCGAGTCGCCCGGCAGCGTCGTCGTCCAGGTAATGGTCGCCGAGCCCACGCCGGGCGTGCCGACGACGCCTGCCTGCACGGTCGCTGCTGCCTGTGGGCGCGCGCCCTTGCCAACCCCGCTCGACCCGGCACTCGCGTCGGTCGGCCAGGTCGCCGGTTTCGTATTGCCCAGATCCGCGGCGTAGTCGACCGGCGTGTGCGTCCACAGTCCGCCCGCGGCGCCCTGACCTGCGATCGGCATCAGGGCGCCGGCGGCGGTGGGGGCATGGCGCCGGAGTTTGCGGTGGCCTCCGTCGACTCGGTCCCCGACGCGGGCGGCAGGCTCGAGCCCGGGCTCACCAGCTCGCGGAACGCGTTGGTGTCGTCGATGGTGAGCTCGCCCTCGACGGTGAAGCCCTGCCGCAGGTACGTCTCAGCATTGGCCGCGGAGCCGATGAAGGTGTCGCCATCCGGCCGTTTGTACGTGAAGTACAGGTTGCCCGGCGGCGTGCCAACGGGCTCCTGTTGCGCGGCCTGCGCCGCGTCCAGCCATGCGCTCATGGGCGTCTCCTTGCTTCGCGCAGCGGGTCGTAGCCGCGACCGCGCTGGAGCTTCGAGTCGAGCTCTTCCATACTCATGTGCGTCTCCACGCCGGTCATGCGCACGTCATCCGCTGGCGGCGCGGGCTCGAGCTTGACTGGTGGCAGGCGCATCTTCAGCCCGGTGGCCTGCTTGGCGTCCTCGAAGATCTCCTCGAGCTCGGCGGTCGAGCGCAGGCTGAACGGGTTGTCCTGGTCCTCGTCGAGCACGTACTGCGGCACGCGCTGCGCAATGCGGCGGATGGCGGTGATCAGCCCGGCGCGTTTGCGCTGCTCGGCCAGCACACCCGCCCTGACCTCGCCGGTCCACTCGCGCGCCTCCGACGGCCGCAGCATGACAAAGCCCAGGTTCTCGTACATGGTGCGATTGTTGGGGTCGCTCTGCAGTTGGACGATGTCGCCGTCGGGGCGCCGATACCACGCCAGTGGGAAGTTGTACGTCAGGCCAACCGCGGGATTGCCCTCGATTGGCGCGGCGCGTTGCTCCAGCCGTTCGAGCAGCGACTGGCCTGTGTCCGCGGCCATCTCAGCCGATGCCCTTCGCCCAGACGCCGAATGTCGGCCGCATCATCTGGTGGCCGTAGATGACCTCGCTGGCCAGCTTCCAGGTGAAGAAGTCGATGTCGTAGAAGAGGTGCATCTTCGGCGAGCGCTGCACGATGAGCGCGAGCGCCTCCCGCTGGAAGGCGAAGTTGTTGGCCTGGCCACCGGCGGGTTTGACCAGGTTGGTGGTGACAAACAGGTTCATGCCGTACATGTCGCCGAGCGCACCGGTCACCGCCGGCTTGGGGTTGCCGACATAGAGGGCGTTCGACCAGCGGTCGAGACCAATCTTGTTGGCCTTCTCCGCCGGGCTCAGAATGAGAAAACGGTCGTCGGCCGGCGCGTCGGCGTCGTCCAGGTACTGGTTGGAACGGATCACGTCAACGTCGGCGAGCGCGGTGCCGAGCGTACCCACGGTCTGGGTGAAGCCGGCCACGTCGGACGCGAGCTTCGAGTCGATGTCGCGGGCGATGGCGTAGCCCATCTTCATCTGGTACTCGTTCTGCACATCGACGATCGACTGGACCTTGACGATGTCTTCGATGCCGACCGCGGCGTAATCCCAGATGTTCAGGGTGATCGTGGTCGCAGTCTCGGCGACCGTCTCGTAGACGATAGCGGTGTTCTCGGTCTTCGCCCGCGCGGCGACGTTGCCAACCGAGGCGACCTTGACCGTCCGGCCGACGCTGGCGTCGTCCTCGAAGCCGCGGTTGACGCACTTGGCGAAGACCAGGTTGCTTTCGGTCGCGCGCAGGACCTGCTTGGACCAGATGTCGGGTGAGAAGACGCCGTCGGCGATCGTCTTGTCGACAAATTCACTTGCACCAGTGGCCACTGGCGGTATTCCTTTCGAACGTCACCCACGGTTTTCCGTGGGCAGAGATCAACGCCGCTGTTCGCGACGCACGTCGATGCCGCGGGTCAGGCTGACGCGCACGCCAGGCCTGGGGCGGCCCTTGTCGTCGAAGTAGCGGTCGTACTCCTCGAGCGTCATGGCGGCGACCTGGGCGTCCGTGATCTCGCGGTACGCCTGCGCAGGTCCTCCGTCTAGCTCGGGCGACATCTCGCTGCCGACGGTCTGAGAGAGGTTCGCTTTTTCGATGGCGCTCGAGCGCTTCCTGACTTCTTCCGAGACCCCGTGGCGAATCGCGGCGTCCTGGACGGCGGACAGATAGGCGCCGAAACTGTCGTAGTGGCGGCCCTGCACCTCGCGCTGCACTGACTCGGGCAGGGCACTCTGGAAATTGCGAATGCCAACCATGTACGGGTTGGCCTCGACCTCGGCCTGCTGCTGCGCGAGTTGGCGCTGCTGCTGCAGGTTGGCCGCGTCGAGCTGGCCGAGGGTATACAGGTCGCCGCGGTCGTACGCCTGCTGGCGCTCGCGATCCTGACGTTGCCGATCCTGGTCCTCGAGCATGCGCCGCGCGCGCTGATTGGCGTAGTCGCCGAGCCAGCCGCGCAGCACGTCGTCCTGCTCCATCTCATCGCGCGGGACGTTCTTGACCAGCAGCCGCAGCTTTTCGCGCGGATCGGTCGTCGCGTCGACCGCGCTCATCCACTCCGGTGTCTCGGGCGGGGTCGGTTCGGCTGGCTCGGACCCAGGCTGATCAGCCGAACCGTCCGCCACCTCGGGTGGAGTTTCCGCCGTCGGCTCTGGAGGCGGAGCGTCCGGCGGAGAGGTGCCAGTGCGCCGGCGGCGCGGGCGGCGCTCGTCCGGCGCCGGCTCGACGGCGGCGTCGAGCTCATCGAGCAGGTCGGGGTGCGTCGAGCGCCGCAGGTCCATCGTCATCGGGACTTGTTTGCTTTCGTCGGCCGCGATTTTCTCGCCTGACTCAGGGCGATCGCAACTGCCTGCTTCTGGGGCCGGCCCGCTTTCATCTCGGTGCGGATGTTCTGACTAATGCCCGCCTTCGTCTTCGCGGCTTTGCCGCCCAGCAGTGGCACGGCTACCCCTTGATTTGGCCGAACGTGGTGGGCGCGTTGAAGGTCGGCATCGTGTTCTTGATCTGCGCCAGCGACTCCTGCGGCGCAAGTCCGTATTTCTCCTGCATGCCCTGCAGGATCATGTTCTGGGTGCCCGGACTCGAGCGATAGAAATTGACCGAGTCCAGTTTGTTGGGTGTCGGAATGGCGTTGAGCACGTTCTGCGGGTCGTAGCTGTTGGTGGCGCCGGCGCCGCCGCGGATGTCGTCGATGGTCTGCTGCAGATTGGCCACGTTGGGTGTGCCCCAGTTCGGCGTGACAACCTGGCCGCCGTAGTTGTACTGCTGGGTCTGGTACGGCGGCCCACCGAACATCTGGGCGGGCTGCTGGCTGCCGAAGTAGCCCATCCCCAGTCCGCCGCTCGACTGGGGCATCATCTGCCCCGCCTGTGCCTGCTGCGCCGCCTGCTGCTGCTGGTACTGGTCCCACGCGGCGCCACTCTTCGGCCCGTTCCACATGCCCGTGGGATTGACCTGCTGGCCGCCCGTCTGGGCCCACTGCTGCGGCTGGAACTGCGGCGCGCCAGGTTGGCCGCCCGTCTGCACGCCGCCGGCGCGGATGTCGTTCAGCATCTGCTGCATATTGCCCATGCCGCTGAAGTCGGTCTGGTTGGTGGTACTGGGCGCCTGGAAGCCGGCCACGCCCTGGCCGCCGAGCAAGCCGCCCAGTTGGCCAATCACCTGCGCCTGGCGGAACGGATTGGCCTGCAGGGCCGCGGCGGCATTGATGGCGTCGAGTTGCTGGCGATACAGCTGCTCCTGCATCGACTGGGTGAGCTGCCCTTGCTGCGGTCCCGTGACACCCGCCTGGCCAGTCTGCCCCGGCGCGAGCGGCGCGTAGTACTGCCCGAATTGCGAGGCAAGCGCGTTGGCCTGCGTGAAGTACTGCTGCTGTGCCGCGAGCGTCTCCTGCGGCGTGCCGGCCCCTGGCGGTCCGCCGCCGGCGGCCTGGATCGCCGCGTTGCTGTCCTGGACCCAGGCGTTCATCGCCGCGTTCCAGTCCGAGCCGCGCGACAGGTAGTACGCGCGCTGCACGTCGGGCGGCAGGTCGGAAAACTTGGCACCGCCCCAGTTCGTACCGGGCGGCTGGATGGCGGCGGGCGCGTTGTACATGCCCGTCACGCCCGCCTGCGCCAGTGCCTGGTTCTGTGCCTGGGTGTTCAGGTTGCTGTACGTCGTCAGGCCCTGCAGGGTCTGGGCGGGCAACTGCGAGGGCGGCGCCCGCTCGAGCTCCAGCGCGTGCTGGGCCGAGGTCGTCGGCATGCTGCTCGTGTCACCGTTCCAGCCCATCGCGCGCGCCTGGGTGGTGCTGACGCGCTGCAGTTGGCCCGACGGCAGCACGTAGCTGATCTGGGTATCGCCGTACTGGTTGGTGTCGTACGTGCTCGGATCAAGCCGCACGAACGTCCCCGGGGAAAACTCGGATTGCGACGGCGCCGCGTACCAGCCGGTCAGGCCGGCACCAGCCTGCGCCATGGATGCGGCGCCCTGGATCTGCGAGAGCGTCTGGCCAACGTCGGGCCCGGTGTAGCCGGGGATGTAGCCGATGCTGCCGAACTGCTGGCCCGCGGCGAGCGTGGAGGCGCCGATGGGCGCCGGCTGGCCAGGCCCCCAGTTCTGGCCGTACAACTGGGCCACGTTGTTGGCGTAGCTCAGGTTGTACTCGCGGATCGCCTCCTGGACGTTCTGCATGTTGCCCGAGGCAACGGCACCCGAGAGTTGATCGATAAAGGCGGCGAGTTGCGGATTGTCAGGCATCAGGCAGTCACCGGCGCAACGAATCGGTTGATTGGTGGGATCGGCACGTTCGGGATGGGTTGCAACTGCGGTTGGTACCCGACTGGGACATTGGGGATTGGCTGGGGCTGAGCCTGATAGCCCACGGGCACGTTCGGAATGGGTTGCGGGGTCGGATACGCGGTCGCGGCGCCGTAATTCTGGCCAGGCACCTGATTCGGATAGGACGTGTACGGCGAACCTGTCGGCGCCGGCGGCGGTGTCGTCACCGGTGGCGCCGAGGCCTGCAGGTTGGCCGTCGCCTGTTCGGGCGTGGTCGTCGGCGAGGTGAACTGGCGCTGCGCTTGCGGCACGTAGTCCTGGCCGGTCTGCTGCTTGTACAAATCCATCGCCCCGCGCAGCGCGGCGTACGCCTGTTGCGCCGTGTTCGGATCACCCTTGACCGCGGGGTTGGCCTGGTTGACCATCGCCGCGGCGGAGTCGTACACCGGCTGGCCACCGCCGAGCTGCGTCACCCACTCCTGCAGCCCGCCGACCAGGTTGGCACCCATGCCCGACGGGGCCGAGGTCATCTTCGAGCCGGCGATCGCGCTCATCGCGTTGTTCAGCGCGCCCGTCGCGGCGGTGACGCGGTTCTGCAGCAGGCCCGCGCCGGTCTGCGCGCCCTGCTGGACGCCCTGCAGCGCCTGCGTCGCCGCGGTGACGCCCAGCTGCTGCCGCTGCGTCTGGGCCTGCAGCATGTTCGCCTGGGCGTTCTGCTGCGAGGCCTGCGCGGTCATCGCCTGCGTCATCTCCTGGATCAGGTTCTTGGCCTGGTCCTCGGACATGCTCCCGTCGGCGACCTTGCCGCCGAGTTGCTGGATCAGCGCTTTCTGCGCGTCGCTGATGCTCTGGCGGTTCTGGTTCTGCGTGAAGACCGGCTGGCCGTTGTCGCCGATGGTGACGACGAAGGGCGCGGTCGTGTCGGGGGTGATGGCCTGGCCGGCCTGCGGGCTCGGTGGCGGGTGGTAGTCCGCTTTCGGAATCGACTTGGTCTCGCCGTTGGAGCCGATCAGTTGGATGACGCTCGAGCGCGGATCATTCGAGGCCATGGTCCAGGTGACGTCGGTCGGCAGCGCGTTGCCAGCCTGGTCCTTGGCCTCTTGCCAGACCACGCCACCCTGGCCGTCATCCACCGGCATGTACGTCTTGCCATTGCGGACCTGTGGCGTCAGTTGGTTTGCCTTCAGTCCGGTCGGCGCGGCGAGGATGACATCCGCCTTCTTTGCTTTCGGGTCGTAATTGACGAACCCGATGCCAGGCACATTGAACTGGCTGTCTTTCTCGCTGCTGATGATCTGGCCGTCGGGCCCGCGGGCCGGTGTTGCGCTACCGTCGGGCTTGACGACGTAGACGGTGTCGCCGATGGCGGTGACGCTGCCGGCCGGGTCCTTCGGAATGTCGATGACACTGCCGGTGGCCGGATCGCGCAGACTGACCGGCCTGGTCGTGGTATCGCCGGGCTGGATGACGTTGCCCTGAGCGTCGATCTTGTCGAGCTGGTTACTCGGACTCGGCTGCTTCGCTGACGTCGGCGCCGCACTGACTGGTAGTCCCTCGACGGGCTTCAGTGGTCCGCCTGGATCTTTGGGGTCGCGGCCGTAGTAGGTGATGCTCTGGTCGGGGTTGCGGACCTGAGTGATGTCCGACCAGCCCGTGACCGTCCCCGTCTTGTCTTTAGGCGAGTACTTCGAGACCTCGCCTGTGGGGGCGATCTCGAGCGTGCTGCCGTCGGCGAAGGTGTACAGGTCGTACGGACCGGGGATGTCAGCACCGCTCGGGTCCTTCGGATTCTTGACTAGCGGCGTGCTCGGCGAACCGACCTGGCCGCCGTGCTGCTTGACGAGGGCCGCGAGTAAGGCGTCGCGCTGGGTCGTGTCAGGCGGTGCCGGCGTGGGCGCGGGATCCCAGGGGGCTGGAATGTTCGTACCCGGCCACGGCATCAGAACGGTCCCTTACATCGCCTTAGCGGAGTGTTGACAAGTTGCGAGCATAATAAGGGTCCCGCGCCACGTTCATGGCCGGGACCGCGGCACCACGAAGGAGAATTCGCCGTGCACGTCAATACTAGAGAAGATGAAATTCGGGCCGCATCCGCGGCGGACGCGCGGCGCACGAAACGTAAGACGTGGCTTCTGGTCGGCTGCCTCCTGCTGATACTCATCGGTGTCGCCGTGGTTGGCCGCCTGTCGCAACCGTCTATGCACTGCATCGGGTTCGACTACCAGACCTCCTGCACGGACGGCCGCTGAGTACCCATCATCGCTTCGGCACCGCCGCGCGCGTGCCCAGGTCGCCAGTCCCAGGCGTACGCGTCGGTGGCAACAAACGCGTGGTTGGTGCGGTGAAGCCACCCGACGCGCTGTACCGCGGATTGAGCCCGGCCGCGGCAAGCCCAGCGGACACCAGCGGATTCATGTCGCCGCGCAATGTTGACTGGAACGCCTGCGAAATACCGATTGGCGCGACGTTTTCCAGGTACGCGATCGGGCCAGCTCGCGCGACCTGGAACGGTGGCCGTCCAGCTGCCGTGAACGCGGCGTCGATGCCTGCGCCGACCGGGGCTGAGAGACGGTTGACAATGAAATTGGTTGGGGCGGTGCCGCGCTTCGTCGGATCGCCGACCATCGTATTCGCCAGGTTGAGGTACGCCTGCACGTTGCCTGGCAAGATGCCGAAGTGCAGCGTCCCGCCGTTTGGATTCTGGACCTCCACTTCGAACTGATGGCCGGGCTCGTTCTCGAGCGTGGAATGGCCACTGAAGGCGTAGTTCGCCGCCTCGGTCGCGACCATCATGCCCGCGATGGTCTTCGCCAGGAAACCCGCACGTACGCCCTGACCGGCGCCGCCGAAGATCGCCGAGGCGAGCTGCCGCACGGTTGCCTCATTCCAGTCTGAAGCCATCAGCGTGAGCCGCTGGGCGTCGAGGAGCGTCGGGCTGCGGCCCATCGCGGCGTAGTTGAGTCCGCCAAAGCGTTCGTTTACCACCTGCGCCGCGGCCTGTGGATCGAGACCACCCTTCGTCAGTGCGTCCCACGCCGTCGCCTTGGCGAGTGGTACGGCGCGGTCCCACAGCGCCGATTGCAGGATCTCCGGGATGGTGCCGCGGCGCCCGATCGGCAGACCTGCGAGCGCCAGGCCGGCCACGCCGCCCTTGGCCGCGTTCGCCCAGGCCTCCTCGTCCGTGCCGCCAGTCAGTTTGGTCTCGGTGTAGCCGGCCGCGGCGCCACCCACGCCCGAGACGCCCCCCGCGACCACACGACGCCACACCGCGTCGCCGAGTTGCGTCCCGACGTCCTCGGGGCGCGCGTGCTCCGCCAGACCGGTAACGCCTGCTCGAGCCGCAGCGTCGAAGGTATCCGCCATGCTGCCGCGTAATCCCTGCGCGAAGCGGTCGCTTGCCAGGGCACGCCCGTAATTTGCCAGCGTCTGCGGCGAAGTGAAGGCCGCATTCAACGCCTCGGTCAGCGTGTGAAAGTTCGACAGCGAAAACAGCGTGCCTTTGGCCGTGCCGATGCCCCGCAGAATGGCGCCGCCCAGCGGGTTCGCGGCGATGTCGGACATATCCGTCACCGCCTTGATCGGCGCCACCACGTCAGGACTGAACGCATAGTTCGCCAGGTAGGTGTTCGGATTGTCCGTGACCGTGCGAAATTCGCGCGGCGCATTCCTGATGGGGGCCGCCTTGCCCTGCGCTTGGAGTTCGGCCACCATCTTGCGCGCCGCCGCATCCCGCAGCTCTCCGCGGAGTTGCACGACCTGCTCCTGGACCGCGGGAATGCTGAGGTCCGCGCCCACGGTGCGGAATCGGTTCTCGGCGATGACCCGCGCCGCGTCAGACTGGCGGCCGACCATATTGGCGTAGTTTTTGAGCACGCCCGCCGTCTCGACGGGCAGATTCTCGACGGGCCCGAGCGCGGAGGCGACGAGCGACCCGAAGCGAGAAAAGGCCTCGCCAGGCGCGCCAAGGATGCGACTGAGGGGCCCTGACGGTGGTGCCGCGCGTACGGGGCCGGCCGTCGGCGGCGGTGGTGGAGGGGGAGCGGCACCGGTAAGCGCCTCGAGAGGCGGCATCCCGCGTTCGCGTGCAATGTTCTGCAGGCCAGTCAGCACGTCCGCCGCCGGCTGCTCCGGCAATGGTGGAGCGAGCGGACCAGTCCCCGGACGCAGCGTGGCCGCGATCTCAGGC